CCCGCCAGTTCCTCGCGCAGGCTGACCAGCGTCGACCTCGAGCCTTCCTTGAGCTGCTGGATCTTCTGATTGGCCGCCTCGATTGCGCTCTCCAGTTGCCGCATGTCCGAATCGTTCAGCAGGCTGAGGCCATTTCGAGCGCCCTTGGCCGCCGACACGAAGTCGCCCAGCTTCATGGTCCCGCGCTCGTAGTCGTCCATCAGGCTCTGCAGGCTGCGCTTCTGCTCCAGGTACGCAGCCTGGATCTCCAGGCTGGCCCGCTGGGTATCCATCGCCCAGCGCCCGAAACCGCTCATGCCCACGCCCGACTCGGCCTTGATCCGGGCCAGTTGCTCACTGACCTTGGCCAGGGAGCGCGAAGTGGCGTCCAGGCTGCTGGTGTCGATGCTGAGATCGACGGTGGAGATCCCACGCATCGCATCGAAGGCGTTCAGCGCTTCCTGGCTCAACTGCGCGACGCCCTGCCGCGCGGTGCTCAACACCCCACCGAAGAACCCTTCGAAGGCGCCCATGTCGTCCTTCGTCGACGCTACTCCCTTGCGGGTTGCCTCCATCGATTCGCCGATGGCCTTGCGCTGGTCCGAGAGCGATTTGGCCGCCTTGTCCGAGGACTCCGCGACCGCCTGCATACCCTTGGCGCCCTCCTCGCCGGCCGCCTTCAGTTCCTTGACCTTGGCGGACAGCTTGGTCTGTTCCTGGTTGAACTCCCGCGCACTGATCGTGCCGTCGTTGTACAACCGGCCCAGCGCCGTCCGGATGTTCTGGATATCGACCGTGGTCTTCGCGCTGCTGATCGCGTCCTGGACCTGCTTCAGGTTCTCCAGGCCGGTACTGAGGTCAGACACCCCCAGGGCGGCGCCGCTGGCGGTCGACTTCAGTTCGGTCAGCTTCGCGTTGAGGACACCGGCGCCGTTCGCATACTCCTGCTGGCTCAGCGTGCCGGCCTGGTAGGCCTTGAGCATTTCCCCCTGCAGGGCGGTCAGTTGCTCGGTGGTCTTGGCCGCGCTGATCTGGTCCAGGGCATTCTGCAGGCTGGTCACCGCCTGCACCGACTCGGCAGCCGCGCTCTTCGCACCCGCCTTCAGGTCGGTGAAGGTGTCGGTGATCGCCTGGCTCTGCTGCTGTGCGGCGGAGGCGGTGGCCGTGGTGCTGGTGTCCCAGGCATCCGCGATATCCTGCGCGTCCTGCTGGATCTGCTGGCGAAAACCCTCGCTCATGCTGCTGAGCAGGTCGTGGACGCCGGCGACGGAACTGCGGATGCGCTCCCCACCCAGCGCCGCCGGGATCTTCTCCGCCACCTTCTCGATGCCGGCGACCATCAGCGACATGGTGCCGGTCCAGGCCAGGGCGATAGCGCTGATGCCCGAGGTGACACCGTTGAACAACGTCCGGAACGGCGCGATGAACAGTTGCACCCGCGAGGCCATGTCGTCCAGCTGGGTGCTGAAGCTGCTAAGCCAGGCCGAGGTCTTGTCGATCAGGGTGCCGAAATCGACGTCGGCCAGGCGCTTGATGAAGCGCTCGACCCATTCCGAGCCCTGGACGAAGGCATCCGACAGCCCCTTGGCCAGCGTGTCGAGGCGCCCGTCCTGGTCCATCTGCGCGATGGTATCGCCCAGTTCCTTCAGCTTGTTCTTGACGTGGTCCAGCGCGCCGGCGTTGGCAATGCGGTTGAGAAAGTCGGCCGCAGTGTCGCCGAGGTTGCTGACCAGACCGGTCAGGGTGCTCATGGCCTTGGCCGCGGCCCCTTCGGAGCTGCGCCCCATTTCGTCGACCAGCGCCTTGATAACGTCCCGGCCAAGCTTGCCCTTGCTCGCCAGATCCTGCAGCTGCGCGGCATTCTTGCCGGTGACCTTGGCCAGCATGTCCCACACCGGCACGCCACGCTCGACCAGTTGCAGGATCTCCTCGGTCTGCAGCTTCTGCTTCGCCCAGGCCTGGCCGACTGCCGTCGTGATGCCCTCCAGGCGCTCCATGCCGCCGCCCAGCTTCTCCGACTGGTCCTCGATCGCTTTCAGCGACCCATCCATCGGGTCCAGGCCGTAGGCCTTCAGCAGCGCGAAGGCGTCGGTGACGTCGCTCAACTGAAGCGGCGTGTCCTTGGCAAAGGTCTTGATCCAGGCGGTTGCCCGCTCACCTTCGGCAACCGAGCCCATCAGCGACGTGAGCCGGTTCTGCAGGTTCTCGAACTGGTCGCCGGTGGTCAGCATCGAGACGATGCCATCACGCACCAGGCCGACTCCACTGCGCACCAGGTTCAGCGCCGCCTGGATGCCGACGAAGGCCGCGGCGTAAGCGGCTGCCTGGCGAACGCCGGACGACATGGCCTCGCGCAGCGCCGTCACGCGCGAGGTGTGGCCAGCCGCCTCCCGCGCCGCTCGCATCTGCGCACGTTCCAGCTCGCGGATCTCGCGGCTGTTCTGCGCGATGCTCTCGCGGGTGTTGTCGACCACCGACGCCAGCCGCCGCTCCTCGTTGGCAAGCTGCCCGGTATCCACGCCCGCCGCCCGCGCCGCACGTTGCTGCTCGGCGTGCCGAGCGGTCAGTTGGTCAAGGGTCCGACGCAGACCCGCTGCGTCCCGCTCCGCGATCTGCAGGGACACGGCCAGGCCCCGGCTCCCGGGGTTGCGGTCCAACGCCTCGCGCAGGTCCGCAATGGTACGGTCCACCCGCTGCACCGACGTCTGCGTCTGCGCAATGGCGCGCTCAGTAGTTCCGAGCGCAGTCACCAGGCCCCGGGCGCCCTTCGCATCGTCCAACTGCCGGTTCAGGTTCGCCGCCGTGGCGCGCAGCCCTTCCAGCGCCTCGGTCGACTGCTGGGCGGCGGGCGACAGTTCGTCCCGGCCGCGAAGAACGAACTGGATCAGGCGCTGCATTGGGCTCGCCATAAGAATCTCCGGACAATAAAAAACCCGCCATATGGCGGGTTAAGATCAGAACTGGCTATTACTAGCTAACTCTCTTGAGCCACAAAAAATTACGCCCCACTAAAAGTCTCTGAATGACACAACTTCGTCCCAACAGAGAAACCAAGAACTTACTTAAAAACCATTTAAAAGAGCCTCCAGCATGGAAATACTGGAGGCTCTATAAAGGCTAATTTTTTAGAAATCAGCCTTCGCGAACGAGAGTCGCTGCGGGATCCATTGCTGAGCCTGCGAACCGTTGAACTCGTAGAGCCAGATCGGGTTGCCGTCTTTAGTTACACGATTCTGGTTGTCGATACAGAGCCCCGGTTCGGGGACGCTCAAGATGTAGAGCGGTTTCGTCACCATATCGAAGCGTTGGCTCTTCGAACTCGAATTCACGACAGCCAGCGTCAGGATATTCTGTGGCGAAACCTTCCCACCCTGCGGGTCAATCGCCAACTGGCCGCCGCTTGAGTTCAGGGTGATCACCCCTGTGTCCTGATCGACATCCCAAAGGATGAAGCGATATGGCGTGCCTTGCGCTTTCCGCAGTACGACTTTGGCGCCGGACTGCTCATCGGAAACACCCAGCACATAATCCTTATCTTGTGCATATTGGAACAGATAAGTACCCATTTGCGATGCTCCTTGCATAGCGAATAGTTATTAGCCCTACACTCGACAGGCAGGACCACCGAGCCGTTTCCAGGCTCGCAGAACTAAACCTAGCCAAATATAAATAAGACACCCCTACCAGAAATATGGGGGTTAACACCAAATAACAGCAATACCTGGGCGCCCTATTTATATTCGCAATATTGGAGAGACTTTATATTACCTCTCTAAAAGTAACTTTTTATTTCCATTCTTATCCTGCCAGATCCATCTGGCAGAACTTGGAAATGTCGGTCGCGGTCACGCGCGAATCTGCGAGCAGTTCCGCCGGGCCGGTGAGCTTGGCGTATTCCTGGCCCAGCACCGCCAGCTCCTGCAGGAGGCCGAACTTGACGCGGCGAGGGCGCAGCGCGAACGGCTCGCCCGACTGCGCGTCGTTCAGGCCAGCGATGAACAGCTCCAGCTCCTTCTGCGAGCCGTTGAGCATATGCACCGCCCGGCTCGGGCGCGGCGTGTAGCTGACCTTGATGCCGGTTGCATCGATCTTGCCGCCGCTCAGCACCTGGATGCCGTGGGGTACCAGCAAGTAGTCGGTGCCCGGGGCCACCTCGACGTCCCCCGCGGTCTTCACCGTCACGGGCTTGGTCAGGTCCGGCAGGTACTTGAACGGGATCAACTCCAGCGCAACCCCCTGAGAGGTATGCGCCTCGTCGGTGATCGCGGCGGTGGGCGCCACCTGGATGGTGGAGCGCGTCACCAGGGCGACATTCTCGGCGGTCAGGTCGAACATTCCGATGGAGGACGTCACGTCGGTGACACGCTCGCGGACGTTGCTGTTGCCGCCGCCTCCCATGTAGTTGGGCAGCGTCTTGCGGTCGGTGGCGAAGCTGATGTTGAAGGTGTCGCAGTTGCCGAGCGGCAGGAACGGTTCCTGCGACCCGTACAGGCGGGCATGGATGATGCCCTCGCCGATGAACGAGCGGTCGATGGTCTGGAGCATGAGGCTCTCCTGATGGGTTCGGGTGGGTTACTTCTGGTCGCGGCCGGCCGGTTCGGCGGAGGCTGCCGGAATCGGCGCCTTGGCCTTGGCCTCGGTGGCGTAGCCCTTGCCCAGGGCATGGGCAGCTACGGCGGCCGTAACGGTGATGGCGCCCTCCGACGCCGGGTAGTGGGTCGCGTCGAGCCCCTCGCGGTAGTTGAACGGCCTGGTAACGATGATCTCGGGCATGGAGCCCTCCGGAAATGAAGAGGCCGCCCGGAGGCGGCCTGGTGGATGGGTTACAACTGCTGCGAGTAGCTGACCTGCAGAGGGATGGCTCGATAGGCCCAGCGCCGGCCGGGCTCGGGCAGGCGCACAGCGGATGCCGGAAAATCGACACGCACCAGGCCGGGCACCGTCAGCCCGGCCTTGTGGCCCTTGAGCACCCGCTTGATCGCCAGGCGCGCCTCGCGCAACGCCTGGGCGGCGTCCCTGCCGCGCGCCATCGGGACAATGTTCACGGTCCACTCCTCCACGACACTGCCCGGCGACCGGTCTCGTTCCACGGTGTCCCCTTCCTGCAGGATGATCAGCCGTTCGGGCTCGTCGCTGTCCTCGGCGTCGAGCACCCCGGCCACCCAGTCCTCACGGACGGCGTCGCCGAACGCCGGTACCGCGGCCAGCAGGTCCAACAGTTGGCCGATGACCGCGGTCTGTACATCGATCACGTCGCTCATTCGGGCACCACGTAGAAAGTGATCCAGTCGCCGTCGTCGGCATGGATGCCGTCGATGCGCCAGAGCTGGCCATCGGAATCGAGGAACGCCCCCTTTCGATCAAGGGGCTGCAACACGGCCTTGCGGCACGCAATGGTCCGGTACCGATCCAGGGCGCCGGCCTCCATGCGCTCAACACCTTCCTCGACGATCACCGCAGCATTGCCGACCTGCCGGCCAGAGCGGTCCAGGTAGCCAAACTCACCATCACCGAGGACGTCGGCGATGATCTCGTCCATGTCGGCGACCAATTGGACAAAGCCAGCCACTACTTCACCAACTTGATGACTGCGCGAGGGCGGGTGCAAATATGCAGAGGGTTCGACTGCGCTTCGCCAGCCACGCCCTTGTTGAACGGCATGACCTCCTGCTTGGCGTAATACGGCAGGCCCAGGGTGTTGACGGTCTCCATGTAGTTGGCCGGCGCGAAGATGCTCAGGAACAGCTCCGGCACTCCGATAGGCACAAGCCGTGCCTCATCATCTGGGATGAAGGAGCGACCGCCCACCTTGCCGCGGTAGCGCTCCCAGATCACGCCGCCAAACTCGAACTCCTCGCGTGCATCACCGCGCAGTTGGGAGGCCTGCATGGTGTTGAGGTAGGTCTCCTCCACCGACTTATGGGTGATCAGCGCATTCCAGAAGTTCTTCCCGCAAAGTGCGCGCGAGCCGCTGCTGGGGATGTTGCCCAGGGCATCCTCCTGCGCGTCCAGTGCTTCGCCGGCCTTCAGGCGTACCTTGGTGGTCGCGCTACCTAGCTCCATCTGAACGACCTGAGCACTGATACCGAAGCGGTCGTAGAGGTCGAGCAATACAGTGCTGCCGTCGGCATCGAGGATGGTACCGAGCACCGCGCCCATCCGCTGGTGCTCGTGAGTGGCGTCGAGCTGGCGACGCATCTTGCCCAGGCGCTTGTTCACCACGTCCTGCACAGCCTGCAATTCGGTTTGCTCGCCAAAGGCGCGAATGCCTTGGATCTCGTCGGCCAGGATGGTGAAGGTCTGTGGCAAGTGCACATTGTTGAACGGAATCAGCACGCGCTTGCTGCCAGTTACCACCAGGCCCGGCGCGCCGCGATCGGCGGCCGGCACCAAGTGTAGGGTGTCTCCGTCCTTCTCGATCTGCTGGGTGATGGTGGTGCTGCCCTCTTCCTCGAAGAGTCCCAGAGCCGCCAGACGGCCAGGCACCTCGGGGGCTTCGTTGATCGCAGCGGTGAGGGACGAGACGCTGAACGCCTCGTCTTCGAAGACGTTGATGTCAGCCATTGTTTACTCCATAGAAAATGAAAAGCCCCGCGGGTGCGGGGCTTCGGGAGGACTCAAAGGGGCCGGTCAGTACGGCGTACCGGTGCGGACAATGAGGTTGCGGGCCTTGAGGTCGCCACGGGCAGCGTCGTTCAAACCCGTCAGCGCCACATCGATCACCTCGGCCAGACGAGCAATCACGGTCACCGCCTGGGGATCGGGCGAGGCCGGCTTGGACGCATACAGGATCGCCACCGCCACCTCGGTGCCATCTGTGGCCGCATCGTCATAGGGCGCGTATTGGCCCGACGCCGTGACGATACCCAGCACCTGGCCGGCTGGCAGGGCCTTCGCGGTAGCGGCCAGGGTCACCTGTTCGCGGGAAATGGAACCGGCCCCCTCCGAGAGGAGGAACTCACCGGCGTGAAAGCCTTCGGTTTTGGTCATCATGCTTCTCCTTTCGAAGCCTTGGGTTTAGCGGTTTGGGCAGCCCGACGCGCGGCGTACACCTTCGACGGCGTCGCAGCCCTGGCCTTGCTGGGGGGCGTCGGATCATCCTCGAGCGGCGGGGTGTTGATGATTTCGCCGAAGCCGTTGCCAGCCAGCTTGTCGAACAGCCTGGCGCGTACGGCGTCTGGTTCGAGGCCAGCTTTCACATAGTCGGCGGCAAGTTCCGGCAGGCGCGCACTGACGCACAGATCGCGGACCGCCTTGGCCCGGGTGACCGCTGCATCAATACTCGCCTCGTCTTTCAGGTTTCCTGCCAAGGTCAGAGCCTCCACGAGGTTACGGATACCGGCCTCCGAGCAGCTACGGATAATCCGTGCTGCCAGGGCGGCGGCAGTGGGCTGGGTTACAGGGGGTTCGGGATCAGGTTCAAGAACAGGGTCCTCTGTCGGTGCAGGTGTATCGCTCAGCGGCGGCTTATCGAGTTGAGCAAGCAGCGTCTGGGGAGTATTGCGGTATTTGCGCAACGCACCGCCATCGCCCACCACCGCCTTCACAGCCACCCCCTCCAGCACCTCGTCGCAGAAACCAAGCGTCGTGGCTTCACTCGCCGTCAGCCAAGTCTCGTCCTTGATCATCTGCCGGAGCTCACCATCGTCGATCTCGGGCGCCTTGCGCTTGTAGGAGGCGACGATGGCTTCCAGCGTCTGGTCCAGCACCTCGGCCACCTTGCGCAGATCGTCGGCATCGCCGCCGGCCCAGGTCCAGGGGTTGTGGATCATCAGCATGGAATTGGAAGCCATCTCCAACCGATGCGCGCCGCAGGCCGCCACGCTTGCCGCACTCGCCGCCAGTGCATCGATGCGGGCGGTACAGCGCTCGCCCAGGCGGTTGAGCACGTTGTGGATCGCCAGTCCGTCGAATAGGTCGCCACCAATGGAGTTGAAAGCCACCAGCACTGGCGAAGAACCATCGTCGACGGCCTTCAGGTCCTGGATAAACTGGTTGGCCGTGATCCCCCAAGCACCAATCTCACCGTAGATGTAGACCTCGATGGCCTGGTCCGGCTCACCCTCGGCTGCAGCCTTGATGCGGTACCAGGTCTCGTCCTGGGGCGCCGGTACATCCGGGACCTTGTTGAAAATGTGCAGGCCGAGTGCAAGCGCCTGCGCACGAAGCGCTGATTGTTCGGTCATGGTGTTTCCTCATCGGCGGGATCCGGCGACCCCGGAGCCGTTGTGTAGTTGAGACCAAGCACGTGGGCACGTGTCTGGTCTGCCGCGTTTTCTTCGTCGATGGTTTCCGCGTCATAGCCCTTGCGCAGCACTACCTCGCTACGCGAGGCCAACCCCGCCTGGATCTCTAGAACCTTGCCCTGCACGTCCTGCACTGGATGGATGTACTCCCACCCCTGGGGCACCCAGCGAGTGCGCAAATATTCGCGCCGTCGGCGTGCGTAGTCAGGTAGGTCCAAGGCGCCGGACAAGTACGCCATATCCATCCACGCCGCCCTCACCGGTCGGCAAAGCTGGTGGATGTAGACGCTGAACTGAAGCTGTTCCAGGCGCCGGCGAAACTCGTTGAGCACCACCCGGATCACCCGGTCATTGACGTTTCTCAAGTCCCCGGTGAACAGCTCATAGGGCACTCCAACGCCCATGGCCGCGGCCTGCAGTTGCTGCCGCATGAAGTCCGGGTAGTTGTTGCCGGCCTCCGGCGGCTTGGAGAACTCCACTTGCTCGCCTGGCAGCAACTCCTGCATGGTGCCCGGCTCCAATCCCACCATCGGCGTGAAGCCGTCACCGTCCATACGCACCGGTCCACCGTTGATGGGATCGATGGGAGGCAAGTCGCCTGGGCTCGGCCGAGTAATGAATCCGGCGAACAGATTGGCTACCTCCTGGCGGAACAGCACCGCATCGTCGAAGTTGTCCAACGAGCGCAGCCGCAGCAGAACCCGAGACAGTCGGGGAACCCCCCGCAACTGTCCTGCCTCCAACGGCTCGAAGACGTGTAGTACCTCGCTGGCCGGCACCCGCACCAGTTGGTTGTAGCCCGCCGCCATCACTGCGCTGTCGCCGGGGTGACGCCGATACATCCAGTACGCCACCCGCTTGCCCAAGACGTTGAACTCAATGCCGGCCCGGATCAAATTACCGTTGCGTGCCACCTCGTTCTTCTCGACCGGAACGAACTCGGCAGGCAGCAATTGCAACTGCAACGGCACGGCTAGGTCGTCCTCCGGCCGCCTCGGGCGCAGACGAATAAAGCACTCGCCGCTCTCCTCGACCATTCGCGCCGCCAGTGCCTGCTGTCCATAGAAGTCGGTCCGCTCGTCGGCATCCGACTCGTCGGTCCAGTCCAGCCAGAGCTCCAGCAACAACCGCCGCAGCGCCTTGTCCTGAATCGTCGGCATTGGCACGATGCCGGAACCAATGAGGTTGCTCACCCGTGTGTCGATCGCACCACCCGCGTAGGGGTCGTTGCGCGTCGCAGCTCGGGAGCGCTTGCGTAGCAGTGGCAGTGCAGGGAGCGACAAGGTATTGATCGAGCCCGGCGGCGCATCCCAGTTCTGCGCGCGGCGGCCTGTTCCGGCACCGTCATAGCTGTTCTTAATCCGGTCTGGAAGCATGAAGCCCGCCCGGGTCAGATGAGGATACCTGGCCATCACACCCCCTTCCCGGCAGGGTACAGCCGACACACCCGGGAGCGCCGACCACTGAGCGCCGACTCCTGTCCCGCATCTGCCACGTACTGGCTTTCCAGCATCCGCAGACTCGCCAACTGCGCGCGCTCAAGCTTGCGACCATCCTTGGTGATGGTCTGCCCCTTGGTGAGAATGTCATGGATGGCCGCGCGCACATCCGCCAACCGTTGCTGCGCTTCGGTCATATCCGCCTCGCGTGGTTATCGACGTTGTTTCAGATAGCCGCTGCCGGAGCTGCGGCGTTTGGTGGTCGGGACCGATGGTGCAGTGGAAGTGGTGGGCGGCGTATCGAGGACCAGGCCGAAGCGCTGCTGGGCGACTCGCAGCATTGCCAGAGCGCCGACGGCGCAGTCCAGTGCCTCGTTCCGGCGCCCCTTCGCGTCCCAGCGATACACGCGCTGGCCCTTCTCGATCTTCATCACCTTGGTTTCGGCAGTGAGCTGCTTCAGTTCGCTCTCGTCGCAGATCGCGTCGCTGGCTGGCAGATGCATCACGCCGGGGAGAACCTTGCCTGGCTCGGGCTGAAGCTTCAGACGGCTGTAGATCAGCTCCTTGGCGTTGTCCGTACCGATCATCGTCAGGTAGACGCCAGCCTTGTTCTTGTTGTTGGGGAACATTGCAATGGGCTTGCCGTAGACGTTGTGCCCCTTGGTCGGGATGACCCACAACAGGCCGTGCTTCTTGCTCTCCTCGTACACCTCGTCGGTGTAGTGACCGCCGGAGTCCCATCCCCAGAGCGCAACGCGCATGCTCACACCGTCTTCGCGCTGGTACTGCTGGTGGAGCTTGAGCCCGACCTTCCGGCGCAACTCGGCGCTAGCCGGGTCGCCCTGCAGAATCCAGCGGTCGACCAACCAACCTTCCTCGCCCGCCGCCCAGGCCCAGATGCGCGCCTCGTAGCGATCGTCCTGGGTGTCGATGAAGCCGGTCAGAGCGGCTACGCGCGCGGGCAGGTGCTGCCAGATCTCGCGCCGACCATAGAGGTTCTCCCACTCTAGCTTTTCGCCCTGGTCACCCTCCCAGGTTTCGCCCAAGGTGGTGTTGACGAAGGTGATCAGCTTTTCGCGGTCGCCCTTCACGTTCAGCCAGTCGCCGACCATGTCGAGCCAGGTGGTGAAGACGCTGTACGCGGTCCAGATGTGGAAAGTGACAGAGCGAGGCGTACGGGCTGGCTCGCCGTCGGCCTTGAACCAGTCCATGGAATCGTGCGTCCAGAGGCCGGTCCGCTCACAAATCCAGCGGCCATCGTTCGCAGCCTCTACCGCCTCGTGATACTCGATCACGCAGCCGTTGTGCTCGCAGGTGTACCAGGCCTTCTCCGCCTCACCCAGCGCGTTGGTCTCGTATTTGATGCCAAACGAGCAGTCCTTGCCGCCCCACTTCAGGAACTGTTCTCCGTGGCAATGCGGGCAGCGGATGTGAAAGCGCATGAAATGCGGCGACTCTTCAGCAGCCTTTGTGATCTGGCACTCGCCCACCGTCCCCGGTGTGGAACCGCGGATCGACTTCTTGAAGGTGGCCCCCTCCAGGCGCTTGTCGCCGAGAAAGGTTGGCGAGCCCTCGCCCTCAATGTCGGCGTCGAATTTCGACAGCTCGTCGTAGATGACCTCGTCGGGTGACTTCTCGCGGTAGTTTCGCGCGGCCTTACCGCCCAGGCACCAGAGCATCTTCTGGTGGCTGAACTTCTTCGCGGCGAGGGTGTTGTCCCGGTGCTTCTTCCCATACCACGGCGCGAGGGCGAGTAAGACCGGAACATCGCGGATGAACGACTCAACGTGCCGCTTCATCAGCTCTTCGGCGTCAGGGTCCGTCGGGCAGTAGCTCAGCACGTTGCGCTTTTTGTGCTGGAGCTTGTAGCCGATGTTCGCCATCAGCATCTTGGTGTAGCCGACCCGTGCAGACTTGATCAGGTTCACCACGCGGATCAGGTCGTTGCCCATCGCGTTCAGGATTCCAACCTGGAACGCTGCGGTTTCCCACTTTCCTTCCTGGTAAGAGGACTCGGACGACAAATAGAAATGCTTGTCCGCCCACTCCACCGCAGTCAGCGGTGGTTCGCGGAATAGGGACTCAAGGCCGAGGCGAACGTGCTTCTGCAGGTCATTCAGCCAAGGACTCGACATATTCATCCAGCATACCCGGGAGTAGATCGCCCAACTCGGAAGCGCGGTTGCGCGCCAGAGCGATCTCTCGCTGCAGCGCCTCGACGTGTCGCACGTCGAGGTCCGGGTGCTTGCGGCGCAACTTCAAGGGCACCGTGTCGAGAATTGAACCAATCTGGGCAGCGATCTTGCCCAGGGCGAAGACCGCAAATTCGGTAGGCACCAGATGCTTGTCGGCGACCAGGTTCTTCTTCTCCTGGGCGTCGGCCTGGGCCGAAGTGAGGCGCAGACGCTCCTGCGTCAGCTTATGTTCTGCCAGCGGGTCGATGCCTTCCGGAACATCACCGTCTGGTTGGTGTTTCCGCTCCGCGAAGTCGAGGCGGTTTTTCAGTACCGAGCGGACGTCATAGAAGGCCTCTCGCCCAATCCTTGCAACCGGCTCGACGCCCCATTTATCAAAGGCTTGCGTGCTTATACCGAGGCTCGTCGCCATCCGGCTTTTGTTGAGCCAGTGAGGCTGCCGAGTGATATCTGGTTTGCTCATAACAACACAACAACCAACCTCAGAATTTGGGCCATACATAGTGGAAAAGCGGGGTTCGAATTACCCTCTCCAAGGGCCACGCTTCAGGGGCCCCCGGTGCTTTTCGAGTAGCACGTCACTGCCCCGCTTTTCGCGCCCCCCACCTGCAGGTGGCCACCACCGGCTCGGGTTGAACTAACCCTGCTCCGCCCGGCCAAGCCACCCACCAACGGTTCAGCGCAACGCTTTCGCCAGGGCCCGCTCGATGTTCGCCTCTAGGCGCGCGTCGTCCTCGGCAACACGCCGAACGACTTCGTGAAATTGGAAGCGCACGCGGTACTGAGGCTGGCGGACGAAGGCGAGGACCATGGTCAACGTCCGTCCGCGGCGCTCGGCGATGCCAATCGGTCGGCGGCCACGGTGCATCACGAAGTACGCGAGTTGGTGTCCCCTCGCCAAGGAACGCGCCGACTGGGTGGCGTTTCCTTTGAACCCCGCTCGGTATTCCAGGGCGCCCAGGCCGGAAAGGATCTGGATCATCTGGCCGCGGCTCATGTTGCCGTACTGGTCCAGCCGGGCGCCCTCCGCTGGAACGACGAACATGCCCGCCGGTAGGATGCCCCGGGCCCGGAGGTTCCGCTCCGACGCCTTGTCCACCCTCGGCCCTCCGAAGACCTGGGGAGCTACCCAGTCCTCCGGCGCCTGCCCCTTTGAGGCATGGTCCTTTTCGTCCTTCACCCACAAGGCCGCCTCAAGCCGGATTGAGGTGGCATGCAGGATGCGGATGGCGTTACGGGTGAACGGTGTCGGTCGGTCGAAGACTTGGCCGATCTCCCCGACCAGCGCCTGATTCGCCTGGTTCGCGGTGTGGTTCAAGGCGTCGGCCAACACTTTGTTCGGCAGGTCGCCACCGAGGCCCCGTAGAGACGCCACCGCATCATCGAGATCTCGGGCGGAGATACTGCCTCTCATCGCTCATCCACTCGCTGACGCTCCATGCAGTCCAGGACTTGGACCGCGCACGCTGTCAACGCAGCCTCAACAGCATCGATCGCCGCGGTTGCATCCTCACCGTTCGCTAGCGGCGGACGGCCGGGGAGCCGACACGGCGTCAGCGGGCACTTGGCCTGCTGCGCGGTAGGCGCTGGGGTCAGTGGTTTCGGGGCGGGCGTACATCCGGCCAAGGCCAGCAGGGATGCCATCACGCAGCCAGTCGCGAACAGACTGGTCATTCTCTTTCAACTCCCGTAACGCCGCAGCGTGGCGCGTGCCCTGTATCTCCAAGGCCTGGCCGAGCTGACGGGTTTGCCGTTCAATGTCGGCGACGCGGCCGAGTTGGCGTTGCTGTTCAGCGAGGACGCCCGCCTGCAGGTCAATCAGTTGCTGGTTGCGGTCACGCTCCTGCGCCGCGACGTCAGCACGCTCCCGCTCTGCGGTCACTTGCAGGCTCAGGCGGTCCATCCGCCACATCATCCCCATCGCAACGAGCGCGACGATCAACCATGGAACCCACCTCATCACGCACCCGCCAGCGCTGCGCGCGCCCATTCGAGACGCGCCACTCGATCCTCAGCACCGTTGTAGCCGCCGTTGATCTTCAGAGTGATCCGCTCGAATCGGCCTTGGTCAGCCAGGTCGTTTAAACCCCGCGACTTCCACCACCACCCCGCGGCGATTGCTGCCCAGGTCCGTTGCTCCAGCAGTTCCGGTTGCGCTACCAGTGGCAGCGCCAGGGCACGTGCAGCTTCGGTGTAGTTGTCGCGGCCGGTGATCATGATCAGGCCGCGGCCACGGTATCGATACCCATCGCCCGTATCCGGCGACCCGTTGCCCATCCGGTTTGCGTAGACGCGGTTCGCGATGTGCTCGGGCTGGCGGGCGTACTGCTTCGCCTCAACCGGCGTAAAACGCGTCGGCCAGGTCTTGAGCAGCCCCTCGACGGAGTAGTTCAGGTTCTCGACCACGCGCTTGAGGCTTTGGCTTTCGTGCCCGACCTGGGCCAGGAACATCGCCTGGCGCTCGGCGGTGTTGATCTCAAACCGAGCCATGGAGCCGTTGATGTGGTCGACCCAGAGGCCGGCAGTAGAAGCACCGCAGCCGGTAGCGCGGTCGAGTTGATCTGCGCTGATCATCATCAGCCCACCTTCCTTTCTGCATAGCGTGCACCCAGCTTTTGCACAGTGCTTACCCCGAGGACACCAACGAAACCGGCGGCAAAAAACTGCCAGGCCGGGCTCCAGCCAAACTCCTTTGCGGTGAGACCGACAACCATGACCAGCATCGCGCCAAGAGCGGCTTCGATCAGTTGCCGAACAATGCTCGGCTCCTTCCCCTCGTACTGGGTACGGAGCCAGGTAAGGATGAAGGCGAGCCCCATCGCCAACCCTTGCTCGCGCAGGGCGAGCACTACCGTGGCCCAGAATGACGGGTCCTTCTCAGGCATCTTCATAGTCTCGATATCCCCTCGGCGGGGCGGAAATGAAAAAGCCCAGCGCGAGGGCTGGGCCAGGAATGGGTGCAGGTACGGCCTTTCAAGGGGGCCGCGCACCCCGCAGCGCAATACGCCACCTGCAGAAACGAAAAGCCCAGCTTCGAGCTGGGCTTAATTCAACAATTAGGAGATCAGTATCCGATCGAGCGGATCGAGATCAAGCGGCGGGCAATCGCATTTAGCGCCTCTTCCTTGCCCATATCATTGTCAACGTAGGCGACGAAATCCTCACCAAGGACACTCCCCCGAACTAAACGGTATGCAGACCGAAGAGTAGACCCCGTCGCAATAGTGGACTGAGCAAATTGAACAGGGACAAGGTTGTCCCAAACAACCGGACCGCCATCAGCGGCGCCGCCGATAAAACCCTCGATCTGCGTTACTTGGCTCATTCTCGATCCTCATCTCTTAGCGGAGCCCGCCAGAGCGGCAAAACCGCAATGTATTACGTAAGGTATAGGCCGCGATTATCACTGTCAATATATCCAGCCTGTACATTTTATCAGGCAGCCCTTTTCTCCTCCATCACGAAGCACGCCAGCAGAGCTGACAGGCCCGCTCGAACCAGCATGCGTGCGTCCGCGTAACTGATTCCCAGCCGGTCCTGAATATCTCGATACGACATGCCATGGATGAAGTAGAGGATCAGGCTGCGGATGGCATCCGGGTCTTCGTCGTAGAGGCGCGCAAGAAACCGGTCCACTTGCATCGCCCGATCATCACTGATGCAGGGGATCACAGCAGCAAACCGTTTTTCGTTCGCGGGGTTCCGTTTCATCAGCGCCAGCATGGGCGAAGAGCCGCGAGGCGTGCCATTGTCGGACCAAACCCATAGCCCGTATTGCTCCATCAGAAATTCCAACGCCTTGATATTCATTTCAGTCGCCTCTGAAGTGGGAGCCGCCGGCGCCCCGCTGGTTGTTCTCTTCTCGCGCCAGCCTGCTCGCCTGGCGTCGCTGCTCTTCAAGCAACCGCTTAACCCACATCCGCAGTTGCACAACCGCATCCCTCTGCTCCAGCGCCAGCCCCGTCACGCCATCGACGAACCCCGCCGCTCCACACGCGGCGCAATCGATCTCGTGGAATACGCCACGGCTGTACCCTTTTCCGTTGCAAACGGAGCACTGAGCGAGCACGCGCGGCTTGGTCGTCAGATCTGGACCATGTGTCTTTTTCATGCCAGCGCCTCGATGGTGACCAGCACCTCGCCCCCAACTTTCACCTCCCCGCGAACAATCCGCAGGTCATCTACCAGGCCGTCGTCATCCCAGGCGCCAGCCTTGGTTAGCGAGTCAAGGAGCCCCTTGAGGAGATTGTCGAGGTCGCGCTTTCGCCGATCTGGTGGGCATGCATGGATAACAACCCGAACAGATCCGGCCGTCTTCCTGATGCCTTGCGCAAGGCAGTGCTGCAATACCGATCTGCGATAGCTCCTGCCGCGCTCGCTGATCAGCGTTCCGGAAGATGTGTTGCGGTAGTAGGTGTTATTACTGGGCGGCCAAGGAAGGCGAATCGAGATCATGCCTCTACCTCGCTACCGTCCAGCCATGCGAGGAACCCCGCCGGTATGTCGTGCCCCTCCTCCGCCAGGATCGAGGCGCATTTCGAGAGCAGGTCCGACTGGGCTCCGTACTCTGCCTCAAAGCGCGCCTTGTAGGGGTGGACAGCGATCCCGATGAATCCCTCGCCGCCGTATCCGTTCTGATGATGGCCAGCGCACAGCGGAAGCACATACCAATGCGCATGGGGTTTCGTTCTTCCGTCCACGTGGTGGATGCTGCAATAGGTGTTCACGATCCCCATGGACACTCGACATGCGATGCATCCCACCTGGCGCGCCAGCAGGTCGTGCCACCGCTTCTGCTCCGAAGTAACGGCCCGCCCCTTCACGCGACCTCCCGCGGATACATGATCTGCTGGTGACGCTCGCAAATAGCCTGAGCCTCTTTCGACGACGCAACGGGGGCGCAAATGAATTCGCCTTGAACGCTCGCCCGGTAGTGAGCCTTGCCGGCGACCAAGAGCTTGCATACCTTGTAGGGCGGGGAGCTGTCGCTAACCGCCAGATAATCGTTGAGCGCCTTCCACTTCATGAACGGGACTCCTGTAGCTGTTGTATGGCCTCGTTGTGCCGGTTGATTCGTTCGTTGAGATCGGCGCGCCGCCTGGCGGCTTCGTCCTTCTCTTTCTGCTCGCGCTGAGCGCGGTGTGCGGCCAGGCTTGCCTTGAGCTTCGCCATGTTTTCCGCGAACCCCTTCGGTGCCTTCGTGATCTCGGCAGGGGCATTGCCAGTGAGCAGCCCGGCGATCGCTTGGCCGGCATCTGTCGGGGCCGGCAGTTGAAGAACCACCACCCCCTCCAAGCGCGCCACCTCTGCGGCTGGCAAGCGGTTTAGCGAGGCGGCTTTCTGGATACCCGCCTGACGGCCGGCCTCGTCGTGACCAAGGGACACACGCCACTCGACAGGAAGCGCCTCGCGCCGGGAGCGAGACACTGCGCGCTCATAGGCCGATATGAACGCCATGCGGGCACCCACTTTGTCTCTCGCCTCCAGGATCGGCGCAGCGATGGTGAGCGCCTCCTGAATCTCCGGAGTGAGAACCACCGTTGCGCGCTCGTCCGATGCTTCCAGCGCCAGCGCCCAGGCCTCATTCGGTTCAGGGCGGCCATCGACTGCCTGCACACGCTGCAGGATGGCTGCGAGGGTGAGTTTCCCGGTCAATTCACGGCGGCACGCCTGCAGAGCGCTGCGGATCGCCTCCCCCGGATACTCTGCGAGATCCTTGGCCATCAGCTTCGCGGCATTGGCACTCATCTCCTGACCAAGCGTTTCAGCAGTCGCCACCAGCGCGGCGGCCAGGTCGGCCTGTTCGTCACAGGAAAGCATTGGCGCGCCCCTCCTCTCGGATGCTCTCCGCAGCCTCCTTGGCGGCGTTCAGGTTCGCCTGAGTGCGCTCCAGTTGCCGAGCCGTGGCCCCGTTCATCTGCCGGTCAGTCGCCCACTGGGTGCGATACGACTCCGCCCTGGCCAGCAGCGAGCCCAGGTCGTGACAGTTGCGGATCAGATAGGCGTCGTTGATGCCGACGAAGTACGCGGCCACCGCCGGAGCCTCCTCAGCGCCCAGGCGCTTCAGCAGGTCGCGAACCTGACCGTTGACCTTCGAGTTTCGCACCGGATGGGTTCCGTACCGGTGCTGGTACGCTGCCGCATACGCCGACCAGATCGCTCGGCATGCCTGTTGCCGATCACGCTCCGCATCGGGCTGGCCGGAATCGGCCGGCAAAAGGTTCCCTGATGGTTCCCTTATAGGTTCTATTACGGTTCTGGGTGCAGCATCTGCGGGGGTGGGGTGCATTTCCTGCGGGGGTTGGGGTG